CAAGACCCCCAAGACGAGCTCCGAGATAGACCGCTCTACCCTCCGGAAAAAGATTCGGGAGAAAGAACGTGTGGGAATGGGTAAACGCGTAAAACCGGTCTAATGAAGAAAAAATATCAATCTGGAGGTAGTCTTTATAAGGGATACCCCAAACCAGAGCAGCGACCCGTAATAATAATAAAGCAGGGTTACAAAGGCGCTCCAACTATGGAGTCTGTTCGTGAGGGCAAGCGTCTTGAAGAAAGGCAGAATTATGAAAAAGGGGTTACAAGAGTAAAAGCGGGACTTGCGGCTGCAAGCAACATTCCTTATATTGGGAAATCCGCACAAGCGCTTGGTATTGGGGCTGACCTAGGAGCAGGAATTGCAAAAACAATTAGAGGAGAGAAAGGTGCATCAAAAGATTTTGCGCAAGCAGGCGTAGGGACTGCTGCTTTAATGAGCCCAAAAAAGGGGCTTAGTGTAAAGGGACTCAAAAGAGGAGTAGCGTTTTTTAAGGCGGCCGAATTAGGTAATGATGCTAATGATATTTTAGAAGGAGCAATAACTTACAAAAAAGGAGGAAAAATGCCTCAAAAAAAACTTTCATACGAAGATTGGAAGAAGAAGTACAACAAAAGGGAAACTTCGGACTATAAGTTAAGGGAAGCTTATGACTTAGGCTACACTCCAGATAAGAAAGGGCATCTTCCAACGGTTAATGACAAAACAGGGGAATTCTTAAAATCATCAAAACACCCGACAGTAAAAGAAGAACTAAAATGGTACAAGAGCAAAGATGGAGCATCATTTAGGGCTAAACACGATATTGACAGTAGTGGGGAATATTGGAAATATGTACCAAAACTTAAAGAAGGAGGAAAAATGCCACTCAAGAAAGCATCAGGCAAAGGCAAGCCCGCTGTTCAGAAAGCGGTATCGGCCAATATCCAGGAGTTGACTCGGGCAAACCGAGAGAAACCCGCGGGCAAGAAAAGGAGCAAGGAGCAGATTGCGGCTATTGCATATTCAGCTGCCAGAAAAAAATAATGCTATCTTTGACCCAATGAAACGAGTCGACAAAGAGTCCATGCCATGCAACAAGCCGAGGCCATCAACGCGGCCGGGCAAGAAGCGCATGGTCAAAGGCTGCGAGGGTGGCCAAGAGAAGATTATTCATTACGGCGCCGAGGGCTACGGACACAACTATAGTAACGCAGCGCGTAAGTCCTTTAAGGCTAGACACGGCTGTGACACGGCAACGAGCAAGCTAACGGCAAGACATTGGGCCTGCAAGGATTTGTGGGCTGGAAAGGGCGGAAGCACGAAGTCTTCACCTAAAGGCCGGAGGGGGAAATACTGATGAAGTCACGCTCCGCAAAGTATTATGCAGCCAATCCAAAGGCCCGCAAGAAAAAAACCGAGTACGATACCGAGTATCATTCCACTCCAGAACGACGTAAGTACCGTGCGGAGTTGGTTCAAAAAAACCGCGAGATGGGTAAGAAGGGCGATGGGCTTGATGTTTCGCATCAAAAGAGCGGTAAGTTTATCCTAGAAAAAGCATCCAAAAATAGAGCAAGAAAATGAAACAATTTCTCATGGAGTTGGGCTTCAACATTGGCCTAGCCTTATCCGGACTTCTTGGCAGCTTAGTAACAATCTGGCGTTCTAAGAAGAAAATGAATATTAAAGAGCAGGCGTTGTCGCTTATTGCCGGGACATTGTCGGCCAATTACCTGACACCATTGGTCATAAGCTTTATGAGCTTAGCAGAAAGCACGCAGTTCGGTGTAGCCTTTGTCGTTGGGTTTGGAGGATTAAAAGTAGTTGAATATGTCTACGAAAAGCACTTCACCAAAGGATAAGGGCTTCGGCGATACGCTAGCCCGTATTTTTACGGCAACCGGTGTCAAAGCCGTTGTTGAGGCTGTGGCCGATGCGACTGGAACAGACTGCGGTTGCTCTAAAAGACAAGAAACACTAAACGAATTATTCCCATATAAAAACAACTAAACATGGCACTAGAACAAGTATCAAATTACATTTTCACTCCATCAACAACTGTGGGGAACCAGCAGTATGCTGCAACCTTAGCAATTCCTGGGCGGTGGAACGTTGGACAAATCAGGCGGATTGTCAATGCCACTAGAAATAAGTTGATGTATAGCGATGAGCATGAGAAGCTCATTGGCACTATTGCATTCAGCACATACAACCAAACAGTTCCATCGGGAATGCCCGCCACTCTTGTGCAGAAAGCCGGGGGTGTGACTACGTTCAATTTGTTCATGGACACCTCGTACATGGCGTTTAATGATGTTATTGAGGTTTTGGTTCAGAAGAAAGAGCAGGTCATTCGGCCATTTGACTTTGGCACGGACGCCATTGAGCGCATTCGGGTATCAGACCCCAAGTCTATGATTGACGCTGACTTTGAATATGGCTTGCAGCCTACCAAATGGGCGTCTTACGGGTTGAACCGATACTTCCCGTCAATTCTTGAACTTCAGAGTAATGACCTTATCGTAACGGCTATTACTTCTGATGGCGCGGTTACTTCAACTTCAAATTCCTTAATTACTATAACCACCTCGGTTGCCCATGGTATTTCTGGTGCCGGTATTCCTATTCACATTGCTGGAACAAGTCAAACTGTTGCGCTTGGTGTCGGAGGGGCGGATGGAGGCTTCGTAACTGAATCAGCGAGCGGAACAACAATAACGTATAGAGCGAAGACGCAGGTAACATCTGGGTCAATTTTTGCTGATAATATTGTGCTTCGTAGATGCGTGTTTGCCACGAATGTTAGTATTCCGATTACCAACCCAACCGGTGCACATACCGCTGGTGGTTCTTTGACAATCACATCAACAAGCAATCACAATCTTGTTCCGGGAACGCCCATCCTCGTCAGGGTTTCTGGTGGAACTAATACCATTCAAGCTCAAGGGTCGTTTTATGTAGTGTCTACTCCTACCGCAACAACCTTTACGTTTGTAACCAGGCAATGGACATCAGGAGGTGGGGGTAGTGCGGTTGATTTTACTGGATGTACAATGACAATTACAACCAACTCAGACGGATTAGCACAGCCTAGACCATGGGACGGCGGCGTTCAGATTTATACGGCAAGTGCTTCGCATGGAGCGTCTATTGTTCGTTCCACCAAAAAGTATAACCGCTATCAGTCTGGTAAAGGGTATCTTTGGTCATCGGGTGTGTTGTTTAGGCCTAATTATGACATTCGTAGTATTACCGCTAGCGCAACAGCAATCGGGTCTACTGTTACTGTTACTATTGATGGAGTACCACACGGCCTTCAAACCGGAGCCACGGTAAATATCGCTGGTGTTAGTACGACTGGTTATAATGGGTCATTTGTGGTAAATGGAGTTACCAGTCCGTATGTGTTTACGTACCTTAATACCGTAGCTCTTGGAGCTACAACCGGCGTTTCTATTCCAGGAACGGATGCAAAAGCGATTGTAACAGCATGGTCCGGAGCCGTTGTTCGCGCCGGTCCTTTTGATGACCAAAACGGCATGTTCTTTGAGTATGATGGAGCAACATTTTGGGCTGTTCGCCGAAGCGCTGTGTTTCAGTTGACTGGAACGTTAGCCATAAATAGCGGAAGCACCGTTGTTACTGGAACAGCAACTAGGTTTACTCAACAAACCCGCGTGGGCGATAAGATTGTCATCAAGGGAATGACGTACTTGGTGTCTTCTATTGCGAGTGATACGTCAATGACGATTTCTCCAGATTATCGCCCTACGGCTGGAGCTACTGTTCCGACATCTGGAATAAAAGGAAGTATTATTCGCGAAACCCGTATTGCTCAACCAAACTGGAATATTGATACTTGCGATGGGTCAGGTGGGGTAAACAACCCTAGTGGATTCTCGCTTGACCTAAACACTATGCAGATGGTAGGGATTCAGTACACGTGGTATGGTGCTGGATTTGTTGATTGGATGATTCGTGGCGCAGATGGAAACTGGGTGATGGTTCATAGATTGAAGAACAACAACGTCAACTATGAGGCGCACATGAGAACGGGAAACTTGCCGGTTCGTTATTCCGTTGAAAACGAAGGGGCGTACACGTACTTAACCGCTTCTTTAGCTGCTGGAGCAACTACTGCTACAGTTGCTAGCACTGCTGATTTTCCAACAGCGGGAACGCTATTAATCGATCAAGAGATTATCAGCTATACTGGCAAGACATCAACCACGTTAACTGGATTGACTAGAGCGGCAAACTTAATTAAGTTTCAAGGAGGTATATCCAGAACATTTACCGGCTCTGTGGATAGCATACACAACACTCCAACAGCGGGTTCTACAAATGGCCCGGGAGTAGTTCTTATCAGGAATACTTGCAGTCCATCGCTTGTACACTGGGGCTCGGCTCTAGTTATGGATGGAGGCTTTGACTCTGACCGTGGTTATATTTTTAACTATCAGAGGGTAGGTCTTGCATTAACAACGTCAACTCAAACAGCGTTCTTGATTAGGTTAGCTCCATCTGTGTCAGCGGGTCTTGTAGGCGTTCTTGGAAATAGGGACCTTATTAACAGGGCGCAATTCTTATTGCAAGCCGTAGGTATTGATGTGGACAATGCCGTTAATGCTGGAGCCGTGATTATTGAAGGCGTTGTTAACCCAACGAATATTAGTTCAGTAAATTGGCTTGATGTAAATGCTTCTGCGCAAGGCTCTCAGCCATCGTTTGCCCAAGTTGCAACGTCTTGGACCGGTGGCACAGCCACTGGTGGCGAGCAAATTTTTGCCTTTGCCGCTCCGGCTCCATCAGGAACTACTTCACAATGGGGAGCTGTTAACGACAGACTTGACTTGAGTCCATTGAAAGAGTTGACCAACTCCCCTATTGGCGGAGACGGAGTCTATCCTGACGGCCCTGAAGTTCTTGCTATTAACGTTAGGCTTAGATTCGGCACTGCTAATGGTACAGTTCTTTTGAGATGGTCTGAAGCTCAAGCATAATGCGGGAGATTAAAAACCTTGTCTGCCATTGCACTGCTACGCCGAAGAATGTATCTATTGAGGCAATAAAGAGGTATTGGCGTGAACACCTAAAGTGGAAAGCCGTTGGTTATCACAAAATAATTAAAGACAATGGAGAGATTATCGAACTGGCTCCTGACGATGCTGTCACGAACGGTGTGGCTGGTCATAACAGCAACAGTCTTCATGTTTCATATATTGGAGGAAGAGATACAGACGATAGGTCAGAAGCTCAAAAGAAAGCTATGGCCTCCGTCTTAAAGGAGTGGCTAAATAAATACCCAAAAGCTAGAATAACGGGACATAGGGATTTCCCTGGCGTCAAGAAGGCTTGCCCTCAGTTTTCAGCAGAAAAAGAATATGGCTATCTGTATACGGTTTAGTTTAATCCTGCTTATTCTTACTAGCTGTGGCAGAAAAACCATTACAAGCATTGAGTATAGAACTCGCCTTGAGGTGCAGCGGGATACTGTTGAACTCCCGGTATTGGTTGAAACCCTTATTCCATCGCCATGCGATACCAATGGAATATTAAAAGACTTCAAGTACGAAACTCAAGTGGGATCAACGAATGTTTCGTTGAAAACAAATGGAACTCGCATTGTGGTTAAGTTGAAGACCGATACGGTTTGGAGGAGTTATAAAAGTGTGTCGGACACACTGGTTATTACCAAAACAGCCACAACAACAAAGACCGTCACCCCAAGGTGGGCCTGGCAGTTGCTTGTGGCCAATGTCATTGTAGCGACAGGGCTAATAATTTACCTATATTTGCGGAGATGAAAAAGTCGAGGGTCTATTTGGATGAAATCCTATCGGCGCCTAAGGTTTTACCTGGGGTGTTCTCTCACAAACGAAATCCCATTGACATTATGGCCAATGGGAGGAAGATTGCAGAGGCTACCGGTGGAGAGTATATCTTTAACCCAAAGCAAGTATCAACTATAAAGCGCCTAGTCAAGAACAACGACAAAGACCGCCTTCATTCCTATGTTCGTTCACTCATCCAAAAATTTGAAAAACCATGAAAAAGTATCAGTCAGGCGGCAAGACATCTCAAGCCACCAAGCTTCCAAAAGGATCTGAGATTAAATTACCGCCTTATCAGCACAAAAAAACCTATGAAGGTTCCCCGTATAAAAGTGCAGCAGACTCTACGAGCAAAGCCAATAAGATTATTGAACTTGAAAGAGACTTTCTTGCTAAACATAAGGCAATGAGAGAAAAAACCCCCAAATGGGGAGTTGAGACGCCGGAAGTTGATGCTGCAAGAAAGCGATATGAAAGGGACCCAGACGTGGCTAATTACAGACTCAACCCTCAAGGTAAGTATTATAGTAGTGAAGATTATATGAAAATTCACGAAGAAGGTCGTAAAAGACCCGGACAACAAAGTGACAAATACAAAAAAGGAGGAACCATCAAAAACCCAACAGCCATGAAAAAACAAAAAACAGCACCCAAAAAGAAAATGTCCGCCAAAGAACTAGAGGCCATGAAGAAAGCCAACACCCCCATGATGAAGTATGGCGGTAAAATGGGAAAAAAGCCATGCTAGGCAAAAAGCACCCTTTGGCTAATTGCTACGCAGGAGGGGGGAAGGTCAAGAATTCTTCATCAGTTAACTCGGACCCCGAATTACGGGAAAGGGTAAAAAGTAAATTCGGACCACCAGCAAGTGGTAAGGCAGACCCTGTTTATCCTGAACTAGCGGCTTTTCCCTCTCTTCCTGAATTGATTCGGAAAGATAAAGAAAATGGTGTTACAGCAAAACCATCCCAACCTATCCCGAGCAAAATGCGCCCTAGACAGGAAAAAACACCCCCTGGTTCTTCTAGACCGATTCCGTCTAGCCCTAGGAAAAAGCAATCGCCTAAAGTTGAGGCTAAAAATGACTCGACTCCGAAAAGAACCTTTAATCCAAGGCGGGGACCTGATCTTGAAACAAATCCAGAATATCAAAGGTATCGCGCGGACCAAAACCAGGGCATTAAACACTTAGACTCCGCATATTTAGACCTAGGAATGAGTGGAAAAGAAAGGCTTAGACAGGCACAGAAAGCGGAAACTTTTTTAAAGCCCGGAAGCGAGTACGGCTTCAAAAAAGGGGGTTCATTAAAGGGATTAATTAGTAAAAAGAAAAAGCGATAAATGCCTAAAATAAGCACATACTCAACTGTAACCCCCGCGGATGGGGACTTCATTCTTATTACTGATGCTAGCGATAGCAACAATACCAAGAATGTAACGGTATCTGCGCTTCGTTCGTCAATCTCATCCTATACTGAGATTTATGATGACTCTGCCGGTAATTCAACCACAATTACCGTGCAGGGAACTTTTTACCGAATGGCAACGAACACCACTCAAGGTCTTACAAATGACGCCACACTTACTACGGATGGTGCTGGAAGAGTCACAAATACGAGTGGAGTTTCAAAGACGTTTGCAGCAACTTATTCAGTATCCGCGACTACTGCATCAGGAAGCAATCAGCATCTTATGTTTCGTTTGGCTAAAAATGGAGCGACTATATCTTATAGTGAGGCGGATACAGTAACAAGTGGTGGAGGTAGCTCAAAAGCCTCTAGTGTTTCAAACACGGTTCTTGTAACTTTGGTAAACAACGACTATGTTGAAATTTATTGCACAAACAACACCTCTACAAATGCCGTTGTTCTTGAGCATTTAAATTTAGTATTAAGACAAATCTAATGGACATTCGTAAAATTTCAATCGGGCAGGACTACAAGACTGCCATGCACTACATTGTTGGACAATCGGTTCTCAATGGAGAGTACACTATACACTTAATTAAGGTATCCGATATGGGTGGGGCTAAAGTATTTATTATATCTAAAAGCAATGAGGTATTGCTTTGGAAGGAGTTTTCGGCTTCCATGCCTATCTCTTTTGAGTACAACATCTCTTTCTAATGCGTTCTCCGTTTCAGTTCATCGTGCGCCCGCGCGATGCGAAACGATACGATAATACCCGAAAGTGGGGGGATATTGACTTTATCGTAAGTGTTTCGCAAGAAGACCATAAGTTTTCCAACCGGTATGCGGAAGTGGTTAGTGTTCCTATCCACTACAACGGACCAATAAAGCAAGGGGACACACTCATTGTACACCACAATGTGTTCAAGTTCTATTATGATATGCGTGGTCGTCAAAAAAGTGGTCGTTCCCACTTGTATGGTGACCTATTTTTGTTGGATGAGGATCAGTTCTTCTTGTATAAGTCATTGGATGATGTGTGGAGGGCGCACTCTAAATACTGCTTTATAAAGCCAAGTCCCACAAAAAGGGGTTATTTGTGCGTTGGATACAAGGAAGAGCCATTATATGGAGAAATAAAATACATCAATGATGAATTATTAAGCCTTGGTCTAAAAGAGGGAGATGAGGTGATTTATGAGCCAGAGAGTGAATATGAGTTTATTGTAGATGGTGAGAAATTATACCGTATGTTTACAAACAATATTGCGGTTCAATTATGAAGAAATCAAATGAAGATCTCAAAAGGGAAATTATAGAGGCTGGATACAAAGCCATTGAGCATCTTATCAAGGTAGCAAAAGAGGATATCATAACAGGTGGAGATGGAGATATAAGTGCTGATCGATTAAAAAACGCTGCCGCAACAAAAAAATTGGCTATTTCTGATGCTTTTGAGATACTTTCAAGAATACAATCAGAACAAGAGATTTTAGACTCGCCAATTCAATCAGGCTCAAATCAAAAACAAGGCTTTGCAGAAGGTAGGGCAAAATAAGGGTTTATGCCGAGTCATTAACTCTTCCTCCATAAAGGGGAAAAGGAGATGGGAGTATGGGTATAACCATGAATATGACATGGTCGTCATATCAAGGGATGGGACTATAGGGGATATTTATGAGATAAGCGGAATCAAAATAGCACTACCATCCGCTCCCGAAAAGTGCTACAGTAGATCAGATAAGCAGCACGAGCAATATTGGGAAACATTTGAATACCCCGCTCAATTAAGCAAGATAAAGACGATATTCCAATGGCACACAATGCCCAAGGAGTTTAAGTCTATGTGGGTTGACTATATAGAGGAGGAATATAATAGGAGGGATAATGGTTTTTGGTTTATGAATAATGGAGTCAAAACCTATATACCCGGCTCTTTTTATATGTATCTCCAATGGACTAAAATAGATATAGGTCATCCAGAGTATCGAGAAGCGAATCGGTTGTTTTTCATATTTTTTGAGGCATGTGTTGCTGACTATAGATGTTTTGGCATGTGCTACTTAAAAATTCGCCGATCAGGATTTTCCTTTATGAGTTCTTCAATTGGGGTAAACACGGCGACTATTTCAAAAAACGCAAGAATCGGAATCTTGTCCAAGACCGGGGCTGATGCAAAAAAGATGTTTACCGATAAAGTCGTTCCTATTCTAACCAATTACCCATTCTTCTTTAAGCCTATACAGGATGGGATGGATAAGCCAAAAACGGAACTTGCATTTAGGATTCCAGCAGCAAAAATCACCAAGAAAAATATGCACGATGTCTTCTCAACGGAAGACCCCGATGGATTAAATACAACCATTGACTGGAAGAATACGGCCGACAATAGTTATGATGGTGAAAAGATGCTTTTGTTAATTCATGATGAGTCGGGAAAGTGGGAAAAACCCGAAAACATCCTAAGTAATTGGGCGGTCACCAAAACTACACTCCGAGTTGGTAGCCGAATAGTTGGAAAGTGTCTAATGGGATCTACGGTGAATGCTCTTTCAAAAGGAGGGGGAAACTTTAAGAAACTATATGATGATTCAGACCCATCCAATAGAAACGCCAACGGGCGTACGGAAAGTGGGTTGTATAAGCTCTTTGTTCCAATGGAGTGGAATTTTGAGGGGTTTATTGATCGTTATGGGTTTCCCGTAATGGAAACCCCAAAGAAGAAAGCTTTTTCGCAAGATGGTACACCTATAACCATTGGCGCAATTCAGTATTGGGAGAATGAGGTCAATTCATTGAAAGGCGATCAAGATGCGCTCAATGAATATTATCGGCAAAACCCAAGGACAGAGGCGCATGCTTTTAGAGATGAGAGCAAACAATCACTTTTTAATCTAGCCAAGATTTACCAGCAGATTGACTACAACGACGGGATGATTAAGGGGCAACTTCTCACAAGAGGTTCATTCCATTGGGCGAATGGGGTAAAAGATACAAAGGTCATTTGGACTCCAAGCAACAACGGGAGGTTTTTAGTGAGTTGGATTCCACCCGCAAATATGCAAAATAAGGTAATTGAGCGAAATGGCAGAAAGATGCCGGGCAATGAGCATATGGGGACATTCGGGTGCGACTCCTATGACATTTCCGGTGTAGTCGGTGGTGGCGGTTCAAATGGATCTCTTCACGGACTAACCAAGTATCATATGGAGCAAGACGCTCCGGTGAACTCATTTTTTTTAGAATATATAGCTCGCCCTCAAACAGCGGAGATTTTCTTTGAAGATGTACTTATGGCCTTGGTCTTTTATGGAATGCCGATGCTCGCAGAGAACAATAAGGCTAGACTTTTGTACCATCTAAAAAATAGGGGGTATAGGGGGTTTTCACTTAACCGTCCAGATCGTCCGACGGCAAAGTTGTCAAAAACAGAGCTTGAAATCGGAGGAATTCCGAATAGTAGTGAGGAAGTGCGACAAGCACACGCATCAGCCATTGAGTCTTACATAGAAAAATATGTCGGATATGATGCCGATGGAACTTTTAGATCCGTAGACGAATGTGGTGATATGCCATTTAATAGGACTCTCTACGATTGGGCGCTGTTTGATATTAATAATAGGACTAAGCATGATGCGTCAATTAGTTCGGGTTTAGCGATTATGGCCACCCAAAAACATCTATATGTGCCTGAAACGAAGACCAACAAAATAAGTATTAACTTTGCTCGCTATAATAACAGGGGAATGGTGAGTAGCCTGATAAATAATGAGTAACTTAAAGCCTATAATCAACGCGCAGTATTTTCCAGATCAGTTTGCCCCTGATTCGGAAAAAAGAACCGAATTGTTCGGTTTGAAAATAGGTCAGGCAATTCAGTACGAGTGGTTTAAAAAAGACTCTAGGTCCGGAAGGTTCTATTCACAATGGAGGGACTTTCATAGGTTAAGGCTTTATGCTAGAGGAGAGCAGTCGGTTGAGAAGTACAAGAATGAAATGTCGGTAAATGGCGATTTATCGTACCTAAACCTAGATTGGACCCCTATTCCTATTATACCAAAATTCGTGGATATCGTTGTAAATGGTATGTCCGATAGGTATTTTAAGGTAAACGCTATCGCGCAAGACGCTATGTCTTTAGCGAAAAGGAGTCAGTACCAAGAGTCTGTTGAAACACAGATGGTTGGTAAAGAGCTCTATATGAGTCTTGAGAAAGCCACGGGGATCAATGGGTTTACAGTAAACCCAAATGATTTACCCGAAAATGATGAGGAGCTTCAACTCTATATGCAGATGAACTACAAGCCTGCAATAGAAATAGCTCAAGAGGAGGCTATAAATACAATACTTGAAGATAATAGGTATTCCGATTTAAGAAAGAGGGTTGACTATGATATTACCTCTATTGGTATAGGAATGGTCAAACACGAGTTTTATCCAGGCGACGGAGTTCGTGTTCAATATGTTGACCCAGCCAATGTGGTCTATAGTTATACCGAAGACCCTTATTTCCGAGATTGTTTTTATTGGGGCGAGATTAAGACAGTGCCACTAACCGAAATAAGGAAAATAAGGCCTGATATCAATAACGAACAACTAAAGGAGATATCCAAGTATAGCCAATCATGGTACGATTATTACAACGTTTCTCAATTTTATGACAATAGCCTTTTTAGCAGAGATACCGCAACGCTTTTATTCTTTAATTACAAAACAACTCAAACGTTTGTTTACAAAAAGAAAAGGTTAGACTCCGGAGGAGAAAGAGTCATCGAGAAAGATGAGAATTTTAACCCTCCCGCAGAAATGATGGAGGAGCAAGGGTTTGAGCGAATAACTAAGACCATTGATGTTTGGTACGAGGGGGTTATGGTTATGGGTACTAATTATATGCTCAAATGGGAATTGATGCAGAATATGGTTCGCCCAAAGTCCGCTTCACAAAATGCGATACCCAATTATGTTGCTTGTGCGCCTAGAATGTACAAGGGAAACATTGAGTCTTTGGTGCGCAGGATGGTCCCGTTTGCCGACTTAATCCAACTCACTCATCTTAAACTACAGCAGGTTATTGCAAGAGTGGTCCCCGATGGGGTGTTTCTTGATGCCGATGGAATAAATGAGGTTGATCTTGGTACAGGCCAAGCTTATAGTCCAGAGGATGCGTTGAGACTATACTTCCAAACTGGTAGTGTGATTGGGCGAAGTTTCACCCAAGATGGGGAGTTTAATAATGCTAGAGTGCCAATCCAAGAACTCAATTCAAGTTCTGGTCAACAAAAAATGGCCGCACTAATAGGAAATTACAATCATTACTTGGGGATGATTCGCGCTGTAACCGGGTTAAATGAGGCAAGAGATGGAACTGTACCCGATTCAAGGTCATTGGTAGGAGTTCAAAAATTAGCCGCATTAAATTCAAATACAGCAACAAGGCATATACTTGATGCATCTGCATACATAACTAAAAGTTTAGCAGAGGCATTGACCTATAGGGTTTCTGATATTCTACAATACGCATCCTTTAGGGAGGAATTTGCTACACAGATAGGAAGATACAATGTTTCCTTGCTAGAGGAAATGAAAGAGTTGTACATCTATGACTTTGGTATTTTCATTGAGGTTTCTCCAGATGAAGAGCAAAAAAGTCAACTAGAGAATAATATACAAAATGCATTGCAAAAAGGGGATATCAATCTTGAGGATGCCATTGATATTCGTGAGATAAAGAATGTGAAAATGGCGAATCAGTTGCTAAAACTGAAACGCAAAAAGAACCTTGAGAATACACAGGCCAATGAGATGCAGAAGCAAAAAATGCAGGCTCAAGCCCAACTTGAGAGCCAAAAGATGGCTGCCGAGGCGGCAATGATGAAAGTTAATGCACAAGCTCAAGCAGATATGCAGGTGAAACGAGCGGAAATAGCCTTTGAGATTGAGAAACTAAAGGCGGAGGCAGAGTTGAAGACGGTCTTGATGGAGCGTGAGTTTAACTTTAATATAGAGTTGGCCAAAGCTCAAGGGGAAAATCTTTATAGCCGCGAGAAATTCAAGGAGGATGAAAAGGCTAGAAGAATCGGCATACAAAACACGCAGCAATCAAAACTTGTTGATCAAAGGAAAAACAACTTACCACCAATCAACTTTGAGTCCAACGAAGATAGTTTAGATGGCTTTGATATGGCCGAATTTGAGCCTCGTTAAAATTTCATATATTTGTCACTAAATTCAATCTAATGGAAAATATTACAGTAAGAGTCCTTGATTCGGATGGGCAACCTTCTGTTCAAGAAAAAGAGCGGCAAAATCAAGCTTCGCTTGAAGAGCAGCAACGGCAACAACAGCAGGAACCGCCCGCCCCGGAGCCTGCGCCGAAACCGATACTAGAAGAGGGCGACGTTCTTTCATTTATTAAGGATAGGTACAATAAAGAGGTTAAGTCTATCAATGACCTTTTGGTTGAGCCACAACAACAGCAAGAACCTCTTCCAGAAGATGTTTCCGCCTTTTACAAGTACAAAAAGGAAACAGGGAGGGGGATGGATGATTTTGTTAGACTCAATCAGGATATTGACGCTATTGACTCGGATAAGCTTCTTTTGGACTATACGTTAGCCCATGAGGATGCTTTAGATCGTGAAGATGCCGTTGAATTGCTTGCCGAAAAATTCTCATTTGATGAAGACCTTGACCAAGAGTCGGATATCAAAAAGAAAAAGGCGGCAAAGAAGCGAGAGTTAGCCAAAGCCAAAAAATATTTTACTGAGCAAAAAGAAAAGTACAAGGTCCCGCTTGAGTCAAGAGGGGATTCTTTTCAGAGTTCGGAAGAGTACAAACAATACAAAGATTACCTTGACAGATCTAGTAGCGAGCAGCAAGAGGTTAAAAAGAAAGGAGAGTGGTTCCAGAAAAAAACGGAAGAACTTTTCTCCCCTGAATTCAAAGGTTTTGAGTTCAATCTTGGGGAAAAGAAAATCACTTTCCTTCCAGGCGATTCCTCTGAAATTAAGACTCAAAACTCTACACCCTTAAACTTTGTTTCAAAGTTTTTGGATGAACAGGGGTTGATTAAAGATGCGGCTGGCTATCATAGGTCTTTATCAATCGCGATGAATCCCGAAAAGTTCGCTAAGTTCTTTTATGAACAAGGCATTGCTGATGCAACGGATGATATGGCTAAAAAGAGTAAGAATGTGAATATGGACATTCGGACTTTTGGGCAGCCAATTAGCCAGGGGGGGGGAATCAAGGTTGTTGATGTAAGCCCAACATCGTCAGGAATGGGTCTAAAAATTAAGCCTTTTAAAACTTCTTAAAAACTAAAACATGCCAGTCGCATCAACTCCGTCTTTTGCCTTACAACCCGCGGTTAATAGGCAAACACTTTCTACCAACTATATTGGTAGTTCTTCTTTCAATTTTGCTAACCAATATCTGCCAGACATTTATGAAAAAGAGTTTGAGCGATTTGGTAATCGTAGCATTTCAGGGTTTCTCCGAATGGTTGGAGCTGAAATGCCATGCGCTTCTGACCTTATCAAGTGGGCAGAGCAGGGGCGTTTACACTCAAAATATACGGCTTGTACGTGTAGTGCCCACTCATCCGGCCAAACCACGCTCACTATTCCGGTATCAAATAATAACGCCGCATCCGGATACCCGCAAGCCGCCCAGCAAGCCCTGACTAATTCCGCGACAGCTGGGACAAACTTCAATATCCGTGTTGGCCAAACCCTTTTGCTTCAAAGGGAAAATGGCACTGGAACATTTCACGCGCTTGTTTCAGCTATCACTTACGCCAACTCTCTTGCGGCCCAAACAGCTAC